AAAGCGTACCGGTGGTGTAGTGGCGACAGATTATTACCAAATATTGATTTATCGTGAAACTATGGTACAGAAAAAACAGCCTCTGGCTGGTTCAATGGGCTGGAGCGCCTACTCCACCCCTACCCCCCACAATAACGCACCAGCGGCCTTTCCTGGCCGAATGCGGGCCTATCCAGCCATGCGGGCCTATCCAGCCATGACCAAGGTTGTTCGCAGCATCACCCCGGTGATCCGGGCCGTGGACACCAGAACCACCAAGCTACCACCCAAGCAGATCGAGCCGATCTACAATAGCCCGCAGTACATAGCTTGGCGTGCCGAGATCACGAGCCGAGCAGGCCGTAGGTGTGAGGCACGGGACGAACATGGGCGTAGGTGCACCAAGGCGTGGCCCGAGCATCGTGTGTACGCTGACCACATAGTAGAGTTGAAGGATGGTGGTCAACCATTTGATATTAATAATGGAATGGTCCTTTGTGCATCGCATCACGAGCGCAAGACCTTCCGTGTACGTGTCCAACGGTTGAAACGATGAAGGGGGGGGTGGATGCGAATTCAAAAACCATCCCGAGGTATAACCGCCTGCCCCCGCATTCCCACAATTTTTCTAGCAATTTGCTAAATCTGTAGAATTTTCTTCCAACAACCGCAGGAGCAGAAAATTCCAAGTGGTGGATACCGTGCACAAGGCGGACGGCCCCGGCTCAAGGCCAAGGCGCCGAACCCGGTGCCGAAGGACATTGTGGCGGACGCCAAGGCGGCCAAGATGCAGCCGCTGGAATACATGCTGTTGGTGCTGAACGACCCAACCGCCGACGAGGTCCGGCGGGACCGGATGGCGATGGCAGCGGCCCCGTATTGCCATCCGCGGGTGGCGGACAGCACCAGGGGCAAGAAGGATCTGCAGGCCGAGGCTGCGGAGACCGCGGGCGCCGGCACGGCGTGGTCTGGCGACCTGGAGTTTGAGGGCCGGGCTAACTGATGCTGACGCGGTCGTGGGACACGGCGGTGGTCGACTGGGAAGAAAGGTTACTTGCCGGCCGCTCGCTGGTACCCGAGCTGCCGCTGTTTCCGGCCGAGGCGGCGAAGGCCCTACGGGTGTTCAAGCGGCTGCGGCTGCCGGACGTGATCGGTACGCCAACGATGGGCGAGGTTTGCGGGCCGTGGTTTTTCCCGATCGTCGCGGCATTGTTTGGTTCCTACGATCCCGCAACCAATACGCGGCACATCAGCGAGGTGTTCCAGCTCATTCCGAAGGGGAACAGCAAGAGTTCGAACGGGGGTGCGGTGATGGTTACCGCCCTGATCTGCAATAGGCGCCCCGAGGCCGAGTATCTGTTCATCGCGCCGACGATCGAGGTGGCGACGATCGCCTACCGGCAAGCGAAGGGCACGATCAAGCTCGATCCCGAGCTCACGAAGCTGTTCCAGGTTCAGGACAACCTCAAGAAGATCACGCACAGGGTTTCGGGCGCGACGCTGCAGATCAAGGCGGCCGACACTGACGTTATCACTGGCAGCAAGGCCGTGGGGACGATGATCGACGAGACGCATGTGTTTGCCAAGAAGGCGAACGCGGCCGACATCTTCATCGAGTTGCGCGGCGCGCTGACCAAAAGGCCGGACGGGTTTCTGTTTCAGACGACGACGCAGAGCAAGCAGTCGCCGAGTGGCGTGTTTGCGTCCGAGCTGGCGATGGCGCGCGCGGTGCGCGACGGACATGCGCCCATGCCGCTGCTGCCGGTGCTGTACGAGCTGCCGGATCGGCTCGCGCGCGACAATGGGTGGAAAGAGCGGCGCTATTGGCCGCTGGTCAATCCCAATCTTGGGCGCTCGACCAACGAGGACTTTCTGGCGCGCGAGGTGATGCGGGCCGAGGCGGACGGGCCGGGTGCGGTGGCGCTGATCGCGAGCCAGCACTTCAACGTGCAGATCGGGCTGAGCTTGCGCGAGAACGGCTGGCCTGGCGCCGAGTATTGGGAAGCGGCCGAGGACGCGGCGCTGACGCTCGATGAGATCCTGATTAGGTCCGAGGTCATTGTGGTCGGCATCGACGGCGGCGGGCTCGACGATCTCTTTGGCCTGGCCGTGGTCGGGCGCTGTCGTGAGACGCTTGATTGGCTCGTCTGGACGCATGCGTGGTGTCATCGCAGCGTGCTCGATCGGCGCAAGTTGATCGCATCGCGGCTCGAGCAGGCGCAAGCGGCGGGCGAGCTCACCATCGTCGAGCATGCGGCGCAGGACATCGAGGAGATTGTCGAGTTGATCGCCGATATCCGCGACAAGAAGCTGCTGGCGTGCGTGGCAGTAGACCCGGCGGGCCTGGGCGAGTTCATCGAGGCGTTGCGCGCGATCAAGATCACGCAGGAGGGCGAGCAAGTCGTCGGCGCGCCGCAAGGCTATCAGCTTATGAATGCGATCAAGACGGCCGAGCGCAAGGTCGAGAACGGCACGCTCAAGCACGCGCCAAACGCGCTGATGGACTGGTGCGTGGGCAATGTGAAGATCGAGCCGACGGCGACGGCGATCCGGGCGACCAAGCAGAGCGCGGGCGACGCCAAGATCGACCCGTGGATGGCGCTGATGGATGCGGTCACCGTGATGGTGCGCGATCCGAAGCCGCAGAATACGCCCGAGTATAAGTTGTTCTTTGCGTGAGTGAGTTCAACCAGGCAACCAAAGGAGCAAATTGCCATGGCACAGCAGGAAGGTGGACAAGGACAAGGCGGCCAGCACGGTCAATATCAGGGCAAGAACATCCGCAACATGCGTGACGCGCAAAAGGGTGATCAGGGGTTTGCTGACGGTCAGGACCAGGTTGTTGTCACGCTCGAGGACGGCACCGAAAAGGTCGTCAAGCGCAGCGAAGTCCAAGAGCGGCGCTAAAGCCGCTTCCTGCGGGAGGTCTGGGGGCTTACGCCCCCAGTGCCCGTTCCCTGGCCTTGGAGCCGTCCCAGTGGCCCCGGTCGATGGCCTGCTGCTCGAACTCGTTCTTGGCTACCGGAAGGCTCCAGCCGTTGAATGCTGCGCAGTGTGCGTCGAGGTAGGCGCCGGTCTGCTTGATGGGGTCTTGCTTGGTCATGCCTGTCTTCCTTCGTTCCAATACTTGTAATGTACTTTGATTTATCAAGTAATCAATGTGTTCGCAGTAGTATTTGTGCTCTATTATTTGGACAACGTAGAACAGGCAAGTAAAGCAATGATAGACCACGACGTGGTGATAGCGACGGGCCTCGCCGCGCTCATCGCCGCCGTGGCAATCGTGTTCGCCGTCGTGATGTTCCGGTACTGAAAAGGTCAACCGTCATGCTCAACCGAGCGTACAGCCTGCTTGCCATCAAGCAGGTCGATGAGGATGCGCGCGTCATTACTGGCATGGCGACGACGCCGACGCCGGATCGGCTCGGTGATGTGGTCGAGCCGGACGGCGCGCAGTTCAAGCTGCCCTTGCCACTGTTGTTTCATCACGACTCGCGGCAGCCGATCGGTCACGTCACCAAGGCCACGGTCACCAAGGACGGAATCGAGATCGTCGCCAAGATGGTCAGCATCGCCGAGCCGGGACAGCTCAAGGATAGGCTCGACGAGGCCTGGCAGTCGATCAAAGCCGGGCTGGTGCAGGGCCTCTCGATCGGCTTCAAGTCGCTCGAGCATTCCTATCTCGAAGACGGCAATGGTATCCGTTTCATCAAATGGCTTTGGCTTGAGCTCTCGGCCGTGACCATCCCGGCTAATGCGCAAACCACCATTGCCACCGTCAAGTCGATCGACGTCGCGCAGCGGGCCGCGCCTGGCCGCATGCAACGCGCTGTCGTGCATCTCAACCCACCCGGCGCCTCGGGACGAACATCAGCCCAGGAGGGCGCCATGAAGACCATTGCAGAACAAATAACCGCGCTGGAAGCGAAGCGGATGGCGAGTGCCACCCGCATGGAAGCCGTGATGCAGAAGACGCTCGACGAGGACCGCACCTCGGACGCGGCGGAGTCGGAGGAGTTCGACCGGCTCGAAGGCGAGGTCGCGGCCATCGACAAGGATCTGGTCCGCTTGCGCCAGGTCGAGAAAGCCAAGGCGTTCGCGGCTCGGCCGGTGACCAAAGCCAACACCGCGCAGGAAGGCTCCGACGCGCGCGGCTCCTCGATCATCGTCAAGCCGCAGCCGAAGCTGGAGCCTGGACAGTTGTTTGCCCAGAAGGTCAAATGCCTGGCTCTGTCGCAGAAGGTGTTTCGCCCCGCCGCCGATATTGCTGCGGAAATGTACGGCCCCGATAGCGCCGTCGTCGGTGAATTCACCAAAGCCAACGTCCCGGCCGGCACGACGGTCTCCGGTAACTGGGCCGCTAATCTCGTTGGCACGGATACCAATGCGGTCGCCGCTTTCCTGGAATATCTTCGGCCGATGACCATCCTCGGCCGCTTCGGCATCGGCGGCGTGCCCGCCCTGCGTTCAGTGATGTTCAATACGCCATTGATCACGCAGACCGGCGGCGGTGCGGGTTACTGGGTTGGCGAGGGCAAGGCCAAGCCGCTAACCTCGCTGAACTTTGCGCGTACGACGCTCGCTCCGACGAAAGTGGCGAACATCTGCGCGCTGACGGACGAGTCGATTCGCTACAGCAACCCAAAGTCGGACATGATCGTGCGCGACAGCCTGGCGGCGGCGTTGCGGGAGCGATTGGATATCGACTTCATCGATCCTGCGAAGACCGCGGTGACGGGAGTATCGCCAGCCTCGATCACCAACGGGGCCGCAACGGTTGTATCGTCGGGTGATGACGCCGACGACATCCGGCTCGACATCCGGTCGCTGTATGCCAAGTTCGCGGCGGCCAATAATCCGGTCTCGAGCGGCGTTTGGATCATGTCGTCGAACAATGCAATAGCATTGGCGATGATGACCAATCCACTCGGACAGTCGGAATTCCCCGGCATGAGTATGGCGGGCGGCACACTCATCGGCATGCCGGTGATCGCCAGCGATTACATCACCAAGGCGATGAATATCGTCGTGCTTGTCAACGCCTCGGACATCTTCGTGGCGGATGAGGGTGACATTGCGATCGACGCAAGCCGCGAAGCCTCGCTCGAAATGTCGGATGCGCCGGCGCATAACTCCGGTACGCCAACCGGTGCAACGTCGCTGGTCTCTATGTTTCAGACCAACACCGTAGCGATCAGAGCGGAGCGCATCATCAACTGGATGCGCGGACGGACGCAGTCTGTTGCGTATCTGACCAGCACCGATTGGGGCGGCCCGGTTCACACCGCGTAACGTCCCGGCGAGGGCGGGCTTGTCCTCCCGCCCGCCCTCGATGTCTGGAGCAATCAAAGATGGCCATGGGGACTGAGTAAATGACGCGCAAACTGATCGCGACGAAGTCGTACAGCTACGCCACGCGGCGGCTCAAGGCCGGCGACGAGTTCGACGCGACCGACATGCACGCCCGCATCCTGGTTGGCGCCCGCAAGGCGCAGTTCGCCGAAGACCGGCCGAGCGCCAAGGCGGCCACGGCCAAGGCACCGGTCAAGATCGAGGAAAAGGCGCAGGCCGCCGAGACCAAGGCGACCACCGATCCGCTCGACGATCTGCGCGCGCAAGCGCACCGGCTCGGCATCGAGATCGACAAGCGCTGGGGTGCTGTCCGGCTGCAGCACGAGATCTCGAAGGTTTCACGGGAACCACGCTAGTGCGCATCTTTGGCCTGCCGATCCCGTTCACCGGTGAGAAGCAGAAGGCGTTGAGCTCGGTATCGGAAGGCCGCGGCGGATGGTTCCCGATCATCCGCGAACCGTTCGCCGGGGCCTGGCAGCGCAACGTCTCGATCACCACCGACACGGCGTCGAGCTTCCATGCCGACTTTGCATGCAAGACGTTGATCGCGCGCGACATCGCCAAGCTGCGAGTAAAATTGGTCGAGCAGGATAAGGACGATATTTGGACCGAGACCACTAACTCGGCGTTTAGTCCCGTCCTTAGACGACCAAATTCCTACCAGACCCGCAATCAGTTCTGGGAATGCTGGTTGCTCTCAAAACTCAGCCGCGGCAACACCTACGTGCTCAAGGTGCGCGACAATCGTCAGGTCGTCGTCGGCCTGCACGTCCTCGATCCGACCAGGGTGCAGCCGCTGGTGTCAGACGATGGCGACGACAGCGCCGTATTCTACCGCCTGAGCAGCGATAACCTCGCGGGCATCGGCGAGATCGTCGTCCCGGCGCGCGATATCATCCACGACCGGATGAATTGCCTGTTCCACCCGCTGGTCGGCACGCCGCCGGTATTCGCCAGCGGCTTATCCTCGATGCTGGGCCTCAACGCGCAGCGGGCTTCGGCGCTGTTGTTCGAGAACTCGTCGACACCTGGCGGCATCATTACCGCGCCGGGCGAGATCAGCGACGTCCAGCAGACGCGGTTCAAGGAGCAATGGGAAACCCGCTTCGGGGGCGCCAACTATGGTCGAGTCGCCGTGCTGGGCGGAGGCTTGAAATACGAAAAGGTCTCAATGACCCACGTCGAGGGCCAGTTGATCGAAAACCTGAAATGGTCGGCCGAGGTTGTGTGCTCGGTCTATCACGTGCCGCCGTACAAGGTCGGCGTCGGTGCGCTGCCGAGCTACAACAACGTCCAGGCGCTCAACGTCGAGTACTATTCGCAGGCGCTGCAAAGCCACATCGAGGAGATCGAGGAACTGCTCGATTATGGCCTCGGTCTTGCGGGCACGGATCTCGGCACCGAATTCGACATCGAGACGCTGTTGCGGATGGATTCGATCACGCTGGTCACCACCGTCCGCGATGCGGTCGGCGCCGGTGTGATGGCGCCGAACGAGGGCCGCGGCAAGCTCGACCTCAAGCCGGTCAAGGGCGGCGAGTCGCCCTACCTTCAGCAGCAGAATTACTCGCTAGCGGCACTGGCCAAGCGCGACACGCAGGCCGACCCGTTCGCGCCGAAGTCGCCGCCGGCCGCACCGCCTGCAAATGACCAGGCGCCGCCAACGCCGTCACCGGCTGATGCTGAGAAGGCAACCAGTATCGCATTGCTGGC